ACTTGCTCAGCGACCGCCGTAGCGCTTGCGAATGTAGTGCCAAAAGAATTAACCTGCACCCGTGCAAAGTCTGTACGGCTGTGGCTAGTGTTGGTAGGGCTAGTAATTATGCTAACAAGGTTGTAACTTATTGCAGGAAAAGCAGACTCTTGCGGAATGCGCAAGGGGTTTAAGCGTGTACTAACAAGAGCAGTAAGCCCCGCGTAGTTGCTAAGAATGTTATAGGCTATTTTTATAGGGGCGCTCATGCTTTGGCGTCTGGGGTTAACTTGTCAAAGACATGCGAATATAACTTAACTGCCTCCTCTATACTAATATAGTCGCGCTCCTCCCATGGAAAAGTTAACAAGCGTTTTGGCTCTATTGGTTTTTTTAAGTGTGGTGCCATAGAAGTAGCAACCGCCCAGCGCATAAGTTCCCACTGGTTCCTATACTCTTGAGTCTGCGCGGACCGCATGCCCTCAAGTTTTAACCGCCAAAAGTGGGGCGTGCATTTCCAAAACTCGGCCTCACTTAGCCCAAGTTCTCCATAACTGATGCGCTCAATTTTGCGCCAAGTAAGCGGGGCGCTGTCGCCCTTGGCTGTTACTTTCCCTCTGGCTCGTCGCTAGAAAAGAAGTCAGTAACCGCAGCAGTAAAAGCGTCAAGTGCAGGGGTTAACTCGGAAAATTTCCGAATAGCTGCGCCTAATTTGTCAACTGTTTTAAACGGTGTTTTTTCGCCCTTGGCTTCGTAGCCTTCAATAATTCCGTAAAATGCGCAGGCTAGTGCAAAGTCCATAGACTTGGCTAAATCCTTTTGCATGTTTAAGTCTGCAAAGTTTTCCATGCCAGCCAACTGCATTACATTTTTAAGGCTATTCATGTTAAACAAAAGGGGATGACTAGCACCCCCTATTTTAATTTCTGTGCTCATGGCACAAATATAGTAAAACAATTATTAAACTGAGCCAACGGTCAATGCGCCAGTACCTTGCAAGGTTCCAGTAAAAGTTGCTTTGTCATTGTTAGGAGCGCTTAAGGACAAACTGCTAAAAAAAGCAGCGCCAGTTAATTTTTGGTCGCCGCTGCTGTTAGTAGTCATTACAACAGTTACAGAAGTGCCCGCCAACAAGTCAGTTAAAAGGTCTTTAAAAGATTGGCCCTGCGTGCTTACGCTTGCGTCCTCTTCAAAAATTCCCTCTACATTTAAAGTGTAGCCGTACTCGCCCGCAATAAATTCTTTTGCGCCTGCGCTGTCTTTGTTAGTAACATCAATCATGTCTTTTGAAATGTCGATGCTGTGAGATGTCGCGTTTGCGATTTTAGTTAATGTGCCTGCTACATCTTTATAGATGCTAATAAGCGTGCCGTTTACTAATCCAGTAGTTGCCATGGTTATTTATATATTAAGTTATTTTTCTTTGCTAAGTCGCGCAGCATTCCGTCTACGCCTTTAATTACTTCGTCTGTTACATTAGACGCGTTTCTGTCTAGGGCTGGTCGCATAAATGGGCGAGGCGCTAGGCTTCCCGTATAGCGTCCGTTAGACTGAATGCGGGGCGCTGTGCCATATTCAAACATGACGCCAAGGTAATTGTTATAGTATTCTTTACGCAAGCCTATTAAAGTCTTGTCTAAGTTCGTGCTGTCTTTGGTGGTAATAAAACCAATGGAGTCGCGAAGGTCTCCCGTGTTTACTGGGACTAAACTTTTAGCCGTTGCTATAATTGGCTCAGCACTTTTGCGGAGTAACTTCTGCAACTTAGGGCTTTTAATGTCTACACCAATAGCCTCCAGCGCGTTAATTACTTCGCTCATTCCCTCTATGTTTTTGTCGCTAGCCATTACAGTGTAACTTCGGTTTGTAGTTTCAAATATAGGTTGCGCTGTAAATTTGCTATGTTAACAATGTTATGGGCTATGCCGTCCTCTACTACTCTATGCTTGACGCTCACGCTGGTATTATACCGAATAGTATAATTTACTATTTGCTTATGCTCTCTTCGGTCGGCGTTTACATTCTCATTACCAGCCTGCGCTTCTACGCGCTCAGCCCATGCCGTAGCGTACTCGGTCCAAGTCTGCAACTTCTCCCCCGTGTTCGTGTCTATTGTCTCGGTGTAACTTTGTAGGCTCACCAGTACATCCATAGCCCCTGCATTCATTATACTAGCACTTGGATTTTATACGGGTCCAACAAATAATGAAAGCCAAACTCTAACGGGCTTTGTATAGTTCCGGTTACAATAGCCTGCCTATTGTCGTAATACTGAGCAATTAACAAAAGTGCAGCGTGCTTTATTGTCATTGGGAAAATAGTGTCAGGGTCTACGCTAGAAGTGCCAACTGGGTTAAAACCCTCTGTGAGTTCTACTATGTATTTAATCCCGTCGTCTGTTACCAATGTCGGCGCTGTTTCTATAAAAATGTTACGACTGTATAGGCCCATAGGCTCAGGGCTAGCAATCCAGTCTGCTGCGTCGTAGGCTGTAATTGCGTTGCTGTCACTAATGTAGTAAACATTTGTTACAGACAAGCAGCGCGTGTTTAAACGCAAGTAGTTGCCGCTAGGTATATTGGTTCCGTTAAGAGGGTTAACTAGCGCAGGCTGCCCCGTAAAGCCGTCAAAGCCATAGCGTGCCGTAGCCTTACGAATAGAATAGCCAAGGTAATTACTGCAAGCCTCCACAGCCATAGCAATAAGCCCGCCTATGTAGGTGTCGTCTGCGCTGCTTGTAACGCGCAGGTGCTGCTTAGTTTCTGCTAGTGTTATGTAGTCAGTAGCGGCGTTAGTAAAGGCGGTATAATGGCGTGCAATAAACATTTTTTATTCGGCGTCTAGTTCGGTTTCTGGGTTAACTGGCTTAGCCTTTTTGCTTGGCTTGCTAGGTGAAGTAAGCACGGGTATTTCAATAGCTACGCCTGCCTCAATTAAAAGCATGGCCTGCTTGGTTTCCATAATTACCTCCTCGCCTGCATTATAGGAAAGGTTAAACTGCCCAGAAGGGTTAGCAATAAATTTAATTTTCATATTAGCCCAAGGGTGGCGCAGTCAAGGCCACCCTTAGCACTCGGTCTTTAATGACTCCGAGCAGTCAAGTTATTAGGCTACAATGTCCTTACAAACTGCAAACGCAGTAGGCTGCAACAAGTTACAATCCAAGTAAGCGTTCAATACAACATTAGTCAAACCAGCAGTAGCTCCACTATATGGGTCTACTGTGAGTTCCATTCCACCCCAAGAGCCAATGGCCATCTTCGAGAAGTCACCAAAAATCATAGCAGACAAAGTGCTGCTAGAACCTTTAGACAAGTTGCTAGGAACCAAAGTAGAAGTGGCAACTGGGTAGCCGTTCAAGTCCATACCACCAGCAGGCCAAATAAAGTTACCTTCTACGCCAGAAGATTGGCGAGGAATAGTCTGCAAAGCAGCTTTAACTTTAGGGTTAGTCAAGTAAGCAACACCCTCACCGTTAGCGTTCTCTACGGCTTTCATCAAATTAACAACGTCAGCCCAAACTGGAGCAATACCGTTAGCGTTGGTAGCGTTAGAAGTCGCGCCGCCTGCAAAAGTTACATTGACATTAGCGTTGGCAATAATACCAGTAGGCTCGTTAGAACCACCGCCTTTAATAGCAGCAGTTTCCAAAGACTGAGCCATAGCATTAAGGAGCCAGTTTCTTACATAAGTGTCAATGCTGTTAGAAGACTGAAGCATTAACTGGTTAGAAACTTGAATGTAAGCAGCCAAGCGCTTAGGGCTGAAAGTGATTTTAGAGAAGGCGGGGCTCTTTTCAGTAGCAGAACCGTTCTCAGTATTCCAACCAGCAGAAGGCACAGTGCTAGCGGTTGGCATGTCCAAATTTCCAACCAATCCTGACAATTGCTGAACGCCCAAACCGCGCAATACAGTCTTAGGCAACAATACATCAATAATAGAACCAACTGATGTTTGAACATTCACGCCACCCTCAGAACCTGAAGTACCGCCAGTTACAGACATGTCGCGTTTGAAAACTTCGCTAGGCACTTTCATAGAGTGAGCAGAAACAGAAACACCAGAACGCTGGAACTCAGCAGCAGCCATAGAGTTGAACTCAGCCTCTACACCTTCGCGACGGCCAGTAATAGCCATTTCCATAGCACGCTTAAAGCTGTACTGTTCTTTCATGTTTTCCTTTTCCTTCTCTTCGCTACGGCTAGCAGAGTGGCCAGCAGCCTGAGCGGCCAAGTTTTGCAACTTTTCCAAGGTTTCTACCTCTGCCTTAATCGCACCCAGACGGGCTTCAATTTCGGTCAAGCGGTTGGTTTCACTGTCAGCCATAGAGCGGGCTTCCTTCTCAATGGTGGTTTGCAAGGTAGACAACTCGCCGAGCAAGCGTCCACGCTCTTCTTTCAATGCTTTAATTTTATTCATGGTTTTTTTGTTTTTGTTTTATAAATTTTCGTAACGCAACAGCGCAAGTTTTAAAATGTCGGCTGCTGCTTGGCTTTGCTTGGCGCTTTCTATTTCGCGCTCTTCGTCTCTCATTGCTACAATGCTACGGGCGTCGGCCTCGGTGTCAGCATAAGCGGGGTAAGTAACTGGGCTAACATCGTAGAGGTCTTCTATAACAGTAATAGTTCTTTTGCCCATTGTGCCGTATTTTGTAGAGTCGCTCCACTTCTGCTCCTTAATGGTAAAAGCAAAGCTGCTCTGCGTAATGTCGCCGCGCATAATGCTGCGCACTACTGACATGTGAGTAGGGTTCTCGTAGTCTGGCACCCATGTATACTCTAGGTTTCCGTCACCATTTACAAACACATTGCAAGTGCCTGACAAAGTACGGCCTAGAATTAACTCGGCTTCATGGTTAAATAAACAGCGAATGTCGTACTCTTTGCCTAGAGCGTAGTCAAACGCTCCGCGCTCTATAACCTCCTCGAAGTAGCCAAGGTCAGTAACTGAGTTAATTACAGCAGCAATGCCGCCAATTTCTTTAGGCATGTTTTCGCCTTCGCTTCGTGCTATGACGGTGCCAGTAAATGTTCTGCGCTCTTGTTTCATTATATTACCTCGGTGTTATTAACTCCGTCTGGGTTATTGTTTTTGTCTGCGGTACTCATAAGCTGCGCTATTTTAGCATCCATGTAGGCGTTAATCTGGCTGCTTGGCATTAGGTTGCTTTCGATTAAATACTCGTCGCCGCCGTCGAAGCCGTTAGCGTCCTCAAACATGCGGGCTTCGTTTCTAGAGAGCCAGCCGCCGCGAATGCCTTTATTATAATAGTCTGCGCGCTCATTGGCGGAGGCCCTCAAAAGTGAATTAAAGTTAAATTTAAAATAGTAAGTTAACTTGTCGCTTTCGGTCAGCAACTTGCGGGCTAGTTCCTGCTCTATGTTAATAGCATAACTTGCCAAGGTGCGAGCGTAGAAGTCTTGGTACTCTTGCTCTACGCTAGACTTAATGCCGCCCGCTGCCCCAATCATGGAAGCAGGAACGCCAAAAATACGGGCTATTTCCTCTGCGCTAAATTTGCGAGTTTCTAAGTATTGGGCCTCCTCTGGGCTTAGGCTCAGCTTCTCCATTTTAATGCCGTTAGGCAAAACAGTAGAACGGCTAGCCCCGTCTATAACATCGTCTAGACTTTTCTTTAAAGGCACTGCCTGCTCTGGTTTAATTTGCGCGTCGCTTGTTAGCAAAAACTTAAGCACTCCGTTTTTATAAACGCCAGCGCTTTGGCTAATTGCTGCCAAGTCAATACCCAAGGTTTCAGCATGCACGACAATAGGCGACAAACCTACTAGCGGGTCGTCACCGCAAAGCCCTTTAAAATGCAGCATGTCAGTAGCAGGCACAATAGAAGGGAATCCCTTAAGGTTTATTTTGTAAAATAGTTGCCCGTCCTGCATTACTGGTGTAACATAGTCGGGGGCAATAGGGTGCAACTCTACGCCAATAAAACGAGCGTCTCGATTAATAAAAGCGTAAGCGTTACCCTTAAGCGCCAAGTGGCTTACCATGTACTTAGTAAAGTCGTATTTCGTTTGGTAAGGGTTAGGCTCGTTAATTAATGCCGTGCTGTAATGTATTACAATCTGGTCGCGATTAATGCCGTCGTCTTTGTATAGTTTCAAAGTAAGGCCTGCTATACCGTCTGCAATTACTCTAACGCAAGCATGCACCGAGGCAATGCTTAACGCTGTGCGGTCGTTTACCGCTTGGCCGCTTTTAGTCTGGTAGCCAAAAACATTGTTTAAGGTATTAATAAACCAGTCAGCAGGCTGAGACAAGCCAGAGCGCTTTTCTTTTCGGGGCTGCCAAAACTTTAAATTCATTGGGCGCAAATTACAACCGCGTTAAATTTTTTGCGTTAACATTTGTTACGCCCTTGCGCAAGCCAGCGAGAAAGTGCCGCCCTAAAAACATCATAAGACTTGTAACGCTTTACACCAAACTTGCCTAAATACTTTTGCTCTGTGGCATTGTAGGCGTCCTCGTAGGTCTTGTACTTGGGCAGGTTGTTATAGTATTCCTGCATGTAGTCGTCTAAAAATTTCATAT